CCTAGTCCGGCTTTACGCGCTTGTGCTGTGGTGATGCGGAGGTTAGTCATTAGCACCTCGCGAAACATATAGGAATGAGTAATCTATTTTTGGAAAGTCAATTGGTAAAATTCCAAAGTTAATCAGGTTTTCTAGCTTTGCTGGGTTTCTAATCCACTCACCATCTCTCCAAGAAAAAACCACATCCCGATCAATCAAGTAGTAAAGAACTTTATTCACTCTTGGCAATGCAAAGTGAGTGCATCCCTGCGGCTTGTTTTGCTGTATATATTTATTGGTGAGCCTTATAGACTCTAAATTATTAAATTTTCTCATGCTCACCTCGCAAAACCTTCCTCAAATCACGAACTATGATTGATTCAAGCAAATTGGTCTTTTTTTCGCAGCCAAGAATAGTTTTGACTCGAGCTAACAAAAATTCATTCTTTTCCAACTCACCCACCTTCCCCATCAACACCGCATTCTCTTTCCGGCAGCATTCGAGCTGGGCTTTCAACTCATCAATTTCACTCTGACGAGCATTCCAGCCCTTGGTGTGCCATTCTTGAGTGAGAGCGATAAATTTCTCATCCATGATCAATCTCCTTTCTCTTCTTCAACACCACCAAACCACCCGATTAGAGCCTTAACTTTCTCCAAAGTGATGAGACCGTCATAGTCGCGGTTATGTATGCAAACTAAATCCGTGTAGTAGTTACCAACTTCTGATTTCTCGCAAAGGAAAAGAGCTTCGTTGCCTTGACCAATACACACAGCCGATAGGTAACGCCTTCTACCTAAGTTATAGCTCACTGAATTTCCAACAGTGTGATAAGAAAACTCCTTAAAACCGAGTGCTATGAAATCTTTATTCGACAATCTCTCCATCACCCTTCCCCCACTTCCGTCTGACCACAGTTCAAACAATTCCGTGCTGGTCCGTCTGCTGCTGCATCGCGCCAAATGTGGCTGCACTTCCGGCGTTCAGCTTCAAGAATGGCAGTTGGTGTGCTCTTGTAGCATTCCGCTTCAATCAACTTGTTCTGATACCATTGAGCCTTTCTCAAGTCCTCTAAACCATTCTTGTGCTTATAGCGCCACTGGTACTTAAAGATATTGCCGCGCAGATATCCTATGAATTCCTCATGGGTCATCATGGCTTGCATTGCTTCGATACATTCAATGTTGCCTGCGGTGTAATGACCCGGACGGCTCACGTTGTCATGCTTAGTCATGCTGTGGCTCCCCAGCTAATCATCTTGCCTAGCAGTACCGCTGCTGGATTTCTCTGCTCAACCATCCCCACACACGTTGCAGTAGCCCACGCACTCACAGCTGTAAGCCCTTTTAAATCTTCATCCACTGCATCAAGCCATTGCTTTGATACGCCTTGCCAGCGTGTCTTGATGCCATCGCTTTCAACCTTGATATGCTTAGCACCATTGATCACTTCCTTGATGCTCATTGGTTTATTGAAAGACCATTCCATTTCATGCTCATGAGTAGAACCATCATCACCTTGTAGCGTGGTTTGAATCGTGAGTGTCCAGATCTGTTTCTTATCCACCTGGCGGTTCAGATAAAGCGGGAAGAAATTGCCTTTGTACGTTGCAATCAGTTCGTCATTTGTAGGATTGCGACCAAGACCTTCAAGCCACTCAGCCATTGAAATAACTTCCCACTCTGCATACAGGTTTTGTTTTGTCTTTTTCATGGATTTGCTCCAAATAACTGTTTGGCTTTTTCAGTCGGTAAGAATCCTTGCGGGCACTTGCCATCACCTTCAATAAATCCAAGCTTCTCAAGTGATGACAAATACCGCTGAACCGTTCTACCTGTTGCGCCTGAAACCACATCATCCAAGACATCCTGCACATAGGTTTTCTTTGTCCGGAACGTAATAAACAACACGATTTCAAGCGTCATTTCGAACATGTAGCTGTGTGACTGAGTAGTGTTCATGCCGCACCCTCCTGCATACACGCTTCGATTTCTGCTTTAAGATCTTTAAGCCACACGTAGTCCAGATAAACCTTATCTAAATCCATGTATGGTAGAAATTGACGCTCTTTCTCGTGGTATAGGTACACATGGCCATCAAGCACAGAAAAATATTTTTGCAATTGAGGAAAATACCCATCAGGGCATGCAACAGTTGAGAGAACTAAAGCAGCAATCATTTCGGCTGGACCCTGTCCACCGCATTTTTCAATTAGATTCACACCCCACCTCCCATACTCGCGTCATCCTGCATACTCCACAGCGCCCGAATCCGCTGCTCGCTGTACTGATCAATCTTGCTCATATCCAGATTCTTGTACTCGTACTGCTTCGGCTTCGGAGTACGTTTTGAACTGGCTCTACGCTTAGCCTTGCTGCATGTGAAGCAGAGGCATGTTGATTTGTGGGTCATACGGCCACCTGCTTAAACAACGGCTTTACGTAGCCTCTGATTTCAGTTTCCGCCTTCTCAAGAGCTGCCTTAAATGACAACCCTTGAGCGCGGTACTTCGCAGACAATTGAACGATCTGTTCCTGTTCGGTATTCAGCGCAACCTGCTCAACTTTGGCCGGCTCATCCGCTGCTTTTGATTTACATTCCAGCTGCTTCGGCGGCACATACCATTCCTGTTTTCTACCCATGGTCTGAGCCTTCGCCAGCAATGCCAGATAAAGCTCTTTAAATCGACGCTCAGCCGCTTTCATGTCGCCCATGGTGATTTGGTGCATGACTTGGTCTAAAGCGTATTTGGTGAGCGTTGTAATGCGTACAGCGCGGTCATTCGTAAATGAGCAGGCATTGGCCCATGCTTCCTCTACTGACCACCAGCTGCCAGAAACACACCAAGACTGGAACTCAGCCAGATCAGGCATAAATTTATTACCTGGTGCGAGCAGTCGAGCCATACCTTCATTGAACTGTTCATCATCGATACCCACCAAAGCGCCTTTAAAAACCATATCCACCACTTCTGGTTTCATGTCTCCAAAACGCTTTGCAAACTGAGAGGCGTACTTTCCTCTTAAAACTGAGAGCAAGGTCTCTTCTCTGGTGATCCCCTTATGCATGGCCCACCTCCTCAGTCAGTAACGTCTTTTTTGGCGTGACATCCACCAAGTCAGTTTGAGATTGACCAACGCGGGCGAAATACGCATCCCACTCCTCTTGTTGAGAAGCGCCCTGTTTTACAGGTGACTGCTGTTGACGTTGAATCCAGCTGATAAACTTGGCTAATGCCATATTGTCTTTCATGTGCTGATCTGCGTAATACAACTCAAATTGAGATTGCAGCTGATCTACATATTCCTGACTAACTTCTCTAGCTCCTGCCATTTTCAAACGAGTGTTTAAAACAGCGAGGTTAAACGTATATTTATATTGGTTACTGGTTAATGGTTCTTGGTTACTGGTTAATGGTTTATGGTTTATGGTTGCCTTTTGATTGGGTTTTGAATTTGCGTCATTTTCTAACCCAGATGAAACCGAACCAAAACCCACTGGGTTATTTTGGGTTTTATTCTTGCGAGGTCGGCCCCCTTTGGCACCATTAGCTCGATTTTTATCTGAGTTGGCGTGGTATGCATTAATTTCTTTTTGGACACGACTATTTACCCAGCCGCCTTCAGTTAAGGTGAAAAACTCCTCCAAAACATTCTGAACGGCTTCCTTTTCTTCCTGAGTACGCGCGCCACATAAACGACATACTTTTGCCACTTCAATTGGCAGTGGCTGCTCGTTCATGTAACAGGTTTCCATGAGGTATTGATAAACACCGTGATGCAGCAAATCTAAATGCGCTGTGGCTGAACGGTAATCACCAATGTGCTTTGAGTAGTAATACATTACACACCCCCATCTAATTGAAAAATGAATGCACTTCCATTAAATTGAGCGAATAAATTATTAATTGGATTAAAAAAATGACACTTATTCGAAAACAAAATGCCATTGATGTTTATGCAGCTCAAAATGGAAATTTTGTGGTTATTAGTGAAGAGGATGGTCACTATGACGCTCGTGAAGGAGAATTTTCCGACACTTACATCAATATTGATGTGGCACACATTGATATAGTGATTGAAGCGCTTCACCAAGCTAAAAAAGAGATTTTGGAGCGCGAAACCGATAAAGGTTAAAGCTTTAGTCATGCTGCCACTCCTTGCACCAAGCCAGCCTTTTGCACTAATGCTGTTAGGCGAGTTAAGCCGAAAGCAGTAATGCGCGCTTGTGTGTAAACCTGATCACCTTCAGGAGTTGAAATGATCTGAGTAACCTTGTTGGTCATAACGCCTTGTGTGCATCGCTCGGCATAAGCACAAAGAGTGTGCTTCCTGTCGTTGTTGCGATAAATCCAGCGTTTATTCAGCATGAATTCAATAAGTTTGTTTTGGCTCAGGCCTATAGTCTTTGCGGCTTCTCGAATGCAGAATGAACTTGAGGTATCGGCAATTTGATCTAATGCTTCTGCTTTAGGGCTAAGTACAGCCACTTTTTCAGTGAGCTCAATGTTGAGTTTTGCTTGAACTTCAATTGCTTGCAGGAGGTGTTCCGGGTTGGTGATGTCGAAGCTATTTTTAGCCTTAAGTGCCTCTTCCATTGCAGTCATGCGATCAAAGATTTGGGCTTGCAACTCATAGCTATATGACATAGCCATTAAACAGGCTTCGCGTTTTGGGAAGTGATAGCAAGGATAAGTACGGCCTTTAGGGTCTTTGTAATCTCCCAAAAAAATGGGAGATTGATTTTCGCCTAAAACCTTGGGGACTTTTGCCATAAAATGATCATGGCGAAGCTGCACTGGGTTGCTTTCGGTTTTAGCACGGTATTCATTAATAAAATCAACAATCTCAAGTGATGACATTGTCACTTCGTTTATGTTAAAATTTTCTTGTGTTAACATATTCATGTTTACTTTCCTCTCTGTTAGTGAACAACCGAAAAAGCCTGATCTCGTAAATCAGGCTTTTTCTTTGTGTGATGGGTTGATATAACGACCCGCAGCTTTCTTTAATGCTTCATCAGTAGCAGCCGCAAATTCCTGTATTTTCTTTAAATAATCATGTGCCTCTTCGTACTCTTGCGGAGTGACAACGTTATCTTCTAAAACGTCATACACAGTCTTGGTGGCTTGCCCGGTAGCAATATTTGTTTGAAGCATTGCCTCAACAATTGATAGTTCGCGATGACTTCCACTAATTGCACCAACTGGAACCAATACATATCCGAGATCGTGTGCCCAAACTTTTATAAGCTCAGGGTTTTGTGTGTAAGCCTGAATAGCTTCAAATTTCTTTAAACTAGGCAGGTGGTTTTCCATGTTTGGGTTTGCATAATTCAAAATAGTGTTATGCGAATCGCCAGTAACCTGAGCGATTTCTTTTGGTGAAATCCCTTTGGTCTGATGAATAATTTTGAATAGTGCTGCCTGTGCTTCTTTGCTTAAGTCCATTTGTGAATCCTGTTGTTTATTTCACGTTTACCAAGGTAGCGGGATTGCCTATCCTTGAATTACGCAGCAACTGAGCTGCTGGGTTTTTTAAGATTGGGGTTTAAAAAAAGATGTGGATACTCAAGCTTTACTCTTGCTGGAATACCGCGAACCATCCAGTTCTGAACTCGTTGCCGATGTGCATAACCAAGTAACTCAGCAACCTTTGCTGGGCCGCCTAAATTCACGATGGTTTCTTTATCGGCTTTTACTGAAATAGCCATAAATGATACCTTAACATCATGTTAAGTAGATGGTAAACACTGCGTTAACTGTTGTCAATCATTCTGTGTAACACAAAATGTTTACTTTTTTAGATAATGAAAGTGCTTCTACACACCGAGTTAATATAAAAATGCATCCTTCATTAGAGCGCCTACTAAAAATCAGTGGCTTGAATCAAGAAGAGTTAGCTAAAAGAATTGATGAGTCGCCACAAACAGTGAGCAACTGGAAAAGACGTGGAGTGTCAAAATCGGGAGCTATTAAAGCTTCTGCTGAGTTTGGCGTCTCTGTTAGTTGGATTCTTGATGGGGATGAGTCTGGTGAGAATGTTGAAGCATCAAAAGTACAAGGATGGGACTCAAACACTCCATTGGATGATGATGAAGTGGAGATCCCTTTTTATAAGGATTTTTTAGTGTCGTGTGGGTCAGGAAGTACGCCAGAAATTATTGGTGAAGCAACAAGGAAATTGCGTTTAAGTAAAGCTACTCTTAATAAATACGGGGTTTACGAAGGAAATGCCTATGCGCTTACAGCATTCGGTAATTCTATGTCCCCTATTATTAATAATGGTGCAACTGTTTATGTAGATACAGGTAGAACACAAATAGTTGACGGCAAGATTTATGCTATCAACCATGGCGGTCTATTTAAATTTAAGTTTCTATACCGAATGCCAAAAGGTGGCGTTCGCATCGTTAGCGCCAACACTGAAGAGTATCCAGAAGAGATATTAACAGCAGAAGATATTATGGATCAGGAATTTTGTGTCGTGGCTTACGCCTTTAACGTTCAAAACTCGCTGCCATAATCTAGTTAAAACAACAGATACCGCCCCAGTGGCGGTTTTTTATTGCCTCAACAAAAGTAAACAAAATAGGTAAACATATAAATCAACAAAAAGTTCACATAATGACTTGACTATAGTACACACCATGTTTACTATTAATTCACAGACAACAAAAAAGCCCCTAGCTTTCGACGGAGAGGGACTTTTACTCAGTGAGTGAATTAATTATGAATGCAAATAATGATGAAGTAAAGCAGCACTGGATCAGTGTTGATGATCAGTTGCCGGAAAACGGAAATTCTTGTATTGCCACAGGCTTTGACTGGGGCAAAAAGGAAAATAATCGACATTTTGTTGTATGTGAATATTTTGAAAATATGTGGGTTGGTGATGAGGGTGAGGAATTTAAATATCTTACCCACTGGATGCCACTTCCTGCTCCTCCTGCTCAGGGAGATAAGTCATGAACGCCAAACTCATTACCTTGCTCGCTGCTTCTCTTGTCACAGGCTGCAACTACGCCGATGCAAGCGGGCCTGCACAAGAAGTTGAAGTCTCTATCAATCAGGCTAAACCATTCGTTGCCCTTCAAGAGCTATCAGTTCAAGGCAAGCTTTACCCACATGAACACGAGGGTACGGAATCAATCGGCAAGGCAATCATATGGCTAGAAGGTCAGGAGGATTGCTCACTACAAGTTGAAGTTCTGCAAGTCAATGAAGATGGTCAGCAATGGATTGAACTTGGGGAAATTCGATTTATCACCCCGGATGACCGTGATTTAGGTGCACCTGATTTTGAAGAAGGTATGACCAGCAAAATCGTTGCAGAGCTTACTACTGAGTTTGAAGAACAGCTTGTTGTGGCGAAGGAGGCGGTATGAGTGCTAAGCCAAATTTTCACGCCTACAGTGGCGATAAAGAGAAGCTTCAAAAGTTTCTTGAGCGTCAGCGTTTCAATACGTTCTCAATGTTCAGCATTGACAAGAATGGCAATCATGTATTCAAGCTGTATTGGGATTCTAAGCCGGATAGCGATTGGAGTAAGCCGGAAATTAAGGCAATTATTTGCTTAGTTGGCACTGGAGAAATGAATGACGAAGATATTGGCAGGGTAGCTACTGAGGTGAGAGAAATTTTGAAGGAGCGCCGGGTATGAACGCAAACGTCACAACAACGATTGAACTGGCTCGGCTTCAACAGAAACTCAGCAACACGGTTGAGCAGTTAAAAGCTATGTCAAATGACAAAACCGTAGTTACTACCGGCCCCAATTGGATTCACTTGCGATATGTCGGACGTGGCTCAGAGCAGATGCAGCTCGACTTAAATGAGCAGTATTCAATGAAGTTGAGACTGGTTTATCTGACTGAAACTCTGGCGCGGTTGGAGCGGGTTTTGAAGGATTGGGAGACGGTGTGATGGAAGTTCAACACAAAAGAAAGCTTCTTGAGGCAGTCGATATTTTAGTGCGTCGCCCTGCTGCTGCAAGTGAAACCACACTTGCCGAGGCATTAGCTTATTTCAAGATGCTAGTGGAAGAAGTAACGCAAGAAGAAGTGATTGTTCACTACGTAAATGCATCTGAAAGCGATTTGCCATTTTAGGAGAAGAATATGAATGCTGTTACTCAAGTAGAAAATCAATTAGGTCTTTCGCTCAAGGATTATGACGTTGATCAGGCAATGTGGTCTGCCCTCACATCATCAATCTTCCCAGGCGCAAAACCTGAATCAATTGTAATGGCAGTTGAGTACTGTAAGGCTCGTAATTTGGACATTATGAAAAAGCCTTGTCATATCGTACCAATGAGCGTTAAAGATGCGAAAACAGGGAATAGCGACTGGCGTGATGTGATTATGCCATCAATTGCAGAGCACCGAATCACAGCTTCACGCTCACATAGCTATGCCGGTATTGATGCACCTGTGTTTGGTCCGATGGTAAACATTAGTTTTGGTGGCGTTTCTCACACTGTTCCCGAGTTCTGCACTGTGACTGTTTATCGCATAATCCACGGTGAAAAGGTTGCATTTGCTCATACTGAGTATTTCGAAGAAGCGTGTGCCACAGTTAAGGGTGGCGGCTTGAATTCAATGTGGACAAAACGCAAGCGTGGCCAATTAGCTAAATGTGCTGAAGCGGGTGCACTTCGCAAAGCCTTTCCTGAAGAAATTGGCGATGGGTACACTAAAGAGGAAATGGAAGGCAAAGAGATAATCGTTGGGAATGAGACAGAAACCCAAAAAAATCAATCTGAGATACCAGAAGGCTACCAAGCATTTGAAGCCGAACACCTGCCACACTTCAAAAATGAAGCGCAGTACGGTACTAAGCGCCTGCAGACCGCCTACTCTGTCCTGCCAAGCAGCAATCTAAAAAATACATTCTGGTCAAATCATGCTGCAGGTCTAAAAGAAATCGCACAGTTTGCTGATCAGGCTTTGGCTCGCGAAGGAGAAACCTATGAACATTCTCCAGCGTAGTGATGACTGGCATTCGGAACGCTGTGGCAAAGTCACAGCAAGCCGAGTAAAGGATTTAAATGCCAAGCCAAATAAAGGCAAAGCTTTAAATGCATTGGGTTTAATTATTCTAGCTGAGCGCCTCACCGGCGTTCAGAAGGAAATCTTCACAAACACAGCAATGCAATGGGGTATCGATAACGAGCCTCATGCAATAGCGGCTTATGAAAATGAAACGGGTAACTTTGTAGTTGGAGCGGGCTTAATTGACCACCCTTTCATTGAAATGTTCGGTGCTTCACCTGATGGGCTTGTTAATGATGAAGGTCAAATTGAAGTTAAGTGTCCTGATACTACAACGCATTTGAACACCCTGCTGACTAAGCAAGTACCAGATGAGCACATTCCTCAAATCACTAGTCAGCTGGCTTGCACAGAGCGCGAATGGTGTGACTTCGTGAGTTATGACCCTCGCCTGCCTGAGCATTTGCAACTCGTAATTATTCGTGTGTTTGCAAAGGATTTGGATATTGCCGGGCTTGAGCAAAGCGTGATTGCTTTCAATAAAACAATAGATCGGGCAATTGACCAGCTCGCATTAAATCAGAAGTTAAAAGTCGCATAAACCTACTTTAATAAAAAAGTAGACCCGATTTTTAGCACAGTTATTTATTTTAATAAAAGATTGGTGGTGAAGATGAGATCTAAAAAATTATGGTGCGTGGCTATTCAACCAGAAAGTGATAGCCCTTATGAACAATGGCCGGCTGCATCGAAAGAAATCGCTGAACGTGCAGTTGCTCGATACAGAAAAATGAATCATGCCATATTCCATAGTGAAGTAATTGCTAACTCTTATGATGAGTATTTTCAAGTGCAGCAATGGCACGGTACACGTAGAGAGCATATCCGCAAAATGTTCTATACCAAGGAATGGCTTAGTCAAGCCATGTATCAATGTTTTGACTTACCAACAGCATGCAAAGTTTTTGAATATGGTGAGATTGTTACATGCTACAAAAAAGGCTCATCACCACTTACTACGTCAAATTTTGAAGAAGCCAAGCGCTTCTATGAGGTGGCGTGATGGATATTCAGAAAGAAAGAGAAGCTTATAAAGCAGCGCTTGGAAATCTAGAAAATGAGTTCTTTTTTGCTACACCTTTTGATATCTGGCTGGCAGCAAAGCGTGAAGCCCAAGCGGTGCCGGAAGGGTTTGTCTTAGTGCGTAAAGAATTGCCAGAAAGTATTGCAGAAACACTAGCACTAGATCGTGTTGCTAAACCAGTAGGCAATGAAATAGATCCTATTTGGATTGAGATTACTGAAAATGTTTACAAAGAACATTTACGAAGCAAGAAATGGGAATTGTGGCGCGATTATAAAGCCATGATCGAAGCTCAGGAGCAAAGCCATGCATGACTTTGATTGCCCTTACTGCTCATGGGGTATGAATCGAGAAGATATTAATAACCAAGTACATGAAGATGACCGCATTGGCGAATGGGATGTCCAATGCAATAACTGCAATAAGGTGTTTGAACTTCAAGCAGAGCCAAGCATTAATTATTGGGTTCATTCAAAAGAACCTCAGGAGTCCACATGAAAAAACATCACATGGAGCACCTTGAATATTTGTTTTTGGGTTGGCTGCTGTTGGGGCTGATTGGGTTTGGACTTGCTGCGATGGGGTTTTGAGATGATCTTAAAAGACAGTGATTTGCCGGAAGAAGTGGTCATCAGTTTGGGAGAGGTGGTATGAATCTGATTGAACAGTTGGGCGGGTATGAGGCAGCGAAGAAAAAGGCTAATGATAAGGGTATTGGCTTCTTACTAAGCAAAGAACTTCTCGAATACCGCCGCCAGCACAATATTTTTGAGGTTGGGGATAAGGTAGTTATTCGAAAAGCGGACGGCCATCCTGATTTGTTTACCTACGAAAGCATCTCAAAATCAGGGAATATGCATTTTTTTGAATCACCTTTTAATTATGGTCATTTGGATTTATGCAAAGTTAGGCACGCTACCGATGCAGAAATCGAAGCGGGTAAAAGATTGGAGGTGGTTTGATATGAAATGGTACTCAATGCGCCAAGTTGCCAAAGAGCTAGGCATGGCAGTAAATACATTCAAGGCAAATTATTTAGAGAAGTTCCCGCCAGATCGGGAAACGGCCAAGTATAAAGGTTATACACAGGCCTCTCTGGATAAGATTAAACAAGAATTAGGCGCTAATTAAGCGCCTTTATTATCACTGAAAGTTCCATAGGTATATCTATTCCAAAGATCCTTAGCATGCTTTGCTGCGCCATGCGGGCCTCTAAAAAGATATGTCGCATTAAAATTATATGCATCACAAAAATCAAAAAGGTTTCGAGCAAATTTCGCATCAATCTTTAACTTTAACAAACGCCATGGAGTATTGTGGTATTCAAAGCAATCGTTTAATTTAGGATAATCATCATACATATCGTCTAGATCTTGCTTACTAACCATGGTAAAGCATCCATGCTGATTAGCTGCATGAGAATTAATTGAGGTAGGCACTGTAACTATTTTTACCTCTGGTGGTAGTAAATCTATATGCGTGGTATTAAATACCCATATAGAAAAGTTTTTAATTTCTCGACCTGTGGGGTCTTCAGAGAAAACTCCGGATACTGCAAAATATGCAGCTACAAGAGAATGACTGGTCCAATCTAAAAATCTTGTTGGAACGCCATAGTGCTGAGCAAAAGCAACCAATTCTGTATATGAGTCATCAATCCAATTATCCACATCACCCAGATCAAGAGTTTCCTTACAAACTGCATCTTGAGCTTTTCTCAAAGCAACAGAATCATTAGGCAATTGAACAGCCCCCAAGTCACAAGCTTTTTGAAAAAACTTCAAAAGTTGGTTCTCTCTCGACCTGGCGCTTATCCTTAGAATGTCATTTTCATCTTTTAGAACACCAATCAATCTCGAATAACTGGAATCCAATTGCCAGTTATCATCGGCCATTCCTCTATATAAAATAATTTCATTATCATCGGAAGATGGTGATTTTTCAGAGAAGAATTTATGCGTTAAGGTTTTCATTAAATCGGGTATGACTTTTCGTTCCGGTCTTATCAGATCAAAAAGCTCATCTATGGTGTTTATTTGTAGTTCAAAATATCCATTCTTTTTTTCGAGCTTTTCTAATAAATCTTCAACCATTTTGATTCATCCATTTATCCACTTCTGAAGAATACCATTCCATTAGTTCCACCCTTTCATCCCAATATTCAGCACGGTTATAAATGCCACGAATACGGTCTTTCGGAACGTGAGCAATCTGGTACTCAATCACATCAGCACGAAATTTCTTGGCATTATTGGCATGAGTTGAAAACAGGGAGCGGAAGCCATGGGTTACCATCTGGCCGCCATATCCGTTTCTTTTAATAATAGCTAAGACACTTTCAGAAGGAACATGCTCACCTAAACGACGAGTGTGCTTGAAGATATAACCATCATCTTTTTTATGATCATAAAGTTCCTGGAATAAAGCTTTGGTTTGTGGCGTTAAAGGAACCGCATGATCACGACGCATCTTCATACGCGAAGCCGGAATTACCCAGATATTATTGTCAAAATCAATTTCACCAGTATCCCATCTTGCTTTTAATAATTCGGAGATCCGCACTGCTGTGTAACATGCAAGCTTAAGCGCGTGTAACAGTTCGAGCGTAACAATACCGCCCTGCACTCGCTTCCAGAATTCAGGCATCTGCTCTGCATCAAGTGAAGGCATGTTGCGAACTTCTTGCTGCGGGATAACATCGCCAACCAGTGTGCACGGGTTCTTTTGAGTGTAGTCAGATGCAATAGCAAAGTTAAAGATTTCATTTAACAGGCGTAACGAGCGCTTTGCGGTTTCAAGTGTGCCCTTGCTTACCATATTTTTTACAGCTTTAACGACCTGTTTACGCTCAACCTCATCAATCGATTCATCAATAAAATCTTCTGTAATATAGTTAAGCCTGTAAATTACGGTATCTATATATTTTTGACTGGACCAGCGTGGAGTCATCAAGGCCAGCCATTCATCAATAACCACTCTGACTGTTGGTGCATCTAAAACTTTTCCTTGCAGTTCAGCTTTAACCTGACGTGCGAGTTGACGAGCTTCTTTACAGCCGATTTCTGGGTATTCACCGATTTGCTTTCGGTTTTGTTTGCCATGAACACGATAAGACAAAACCCACTTCTTTTTGCCTGTCGGCATGACTTCTATAGACAGACCTTCCCCGTCTGCTTTTGAATATCTTTTTTCTTCTGGTTTTAAACTTTTTACTTGAGC